TCCTGCACCAGTATAGCCAGTGTAGCCAGTTGGACCAGTCACAGTTGAATCTGCACCAGAATCTCCAGTATAGCCAGTAGGACCAGTATAGCCAGTTGGACCAGTGTAACCAGTAGGACCAGTTGAGCCAGTATTTGTAGCAAAGCCTTCTGGACCAGTGTATCCAGTTGGACCAGTTGGACCATCAGTACCCGTATAACCCGTTGCTCCAGTATTAGAAGCTGAACCATCGGGACCAGTGTATCCAGTAGGACCAGTTGCTCCTTGAGGACCAGTATATCCAGTGTAGCCAGTGGGACCAGTGAAGGCTCCAGCTCCAGTGTATCCAGTGTAGCCAGTTGCACCAGTTGGACCAGTTGGACCAGTAGGACCCGTAGGACCCACAGGACCAGCTGTTCCAGTATCTACCCAAGCTTCTGTAGCTCCGTCCCAAGTCCAGAAAGTATCGGTGTCGCCTACCATAGCAAAATAGCCGACAACTCCGACTGGGTAGGCTAAATTCAAAGCCGCTTCAGTTGCGAAGTACCCTAGATTCATTGGGTCACCAATTTGATTTGCTAGGTAACTCATATGTTTTATTTTTTAATCTTTATTAACGCTTCTCTTGTTTTTAGTAAGCCACCCTTCTGAAGTTCTAGCATCATTGCTGGTACTTTATCTATAACAATATTAGTTTCAGTAACATTCTTTCTGTTCACTGCAATAATTTCTTCTAGGCTAACTGCTAAGTTTGAAACAAGTAAATTTATTTTTTCTGTATTACTCTTGCTAATCACAGTGACCTCATTAACAATCTTATCTAGTAAGAAAGTTTCGCCCTTGATTACTTCAAAGGTAGCCAATGCTTTTTCAATATCAGATTCTAAAGGAGCCTTCTGGGCTTTCAATATATCAAGTAATTTAATAGTAACCTCAATCTCTGTTTGCAGAGAAGTTTTTTTGGATTCCAAGAGAGCCACTTCTTTCGAAATGACTGATGGTAATTCCCCTTCTCTAATTTTTAATTCCTCAATTCTACCTTGTATGGAATACATACTGGCTTGAATATCAGAATGAGAACTAGCTAACTCTTTATTCTTTTGCTGAAGTTTTAATTCCGCATCTTTTAAAATGGAAATTTCAGAAAGAAGTTCATCCCTCTGTTCAGCCCAAGTAACGAGCTTTTCTTTTTGCTCTTTGGTGAATTCTTCTGCCATATTTTTAATTTTAGGTTAGTATCTAAAGCTATAGCTACAGGAGCCATTAAATGTTCCACCGGATACTTCTAAGATGAAGTCTTCTCCCGGCTTTATTTCAAATCTGGGAACGTTATCATTTCCCGGTTGGTCTTGTTCTGTAAGACCTTGACCTGTGTCGAGTGCAAATGAAGCTAGTTCATCTGTACCACTTCTCACTATCAAGTTTCCAGCTGCTGCTAGGTCTCCAATGATTTCGTGGACATAAATCCATCTACTTTCATCACCTGCAACAATGGTGTTTGTTCCAACAGCCGCAGCTAGTACGATTGAGGTTTTCTTTGTGTGAGCATCTTGTAGAATTCCCATATAATTTTAGTTAATTATTACTCTATCTGATTCTATCTCCATTATAATAGAGACAGAGAAGAAAGACTAATGCCTATTTTTGTGACACTCTTTACAAAGTGTTACTACATTTGATTTTACAAATCGTAATTTTTCATAATCGGCAAAGGACTTTTTGTGATGAGCGTTTAAAATAACTCTATCACCTGATTTTCGTTTTCTGCCACAATCTTTACAAGTGTAATTGTCTCTCTTAAAAATTTCTTCTCGAAAATCTTTATACTTTTGTGACCATCTAACTTTTTTATGTTCAGGAGTAACCCCTCCTTTCCACTTTGGATTGTTTGGACCAGCGAAATGTGGATTCTTTTTACCTTTCCAATATGAAGTGTCGCCTTTTTTGAACTGGGTCTTTAACCCTTTTTTGTTTCCTTTTTTAAAATGAGTTTTTCCTGTATTGCAAATTCTTCCTTTAAGAACTTTGCTAAGGTGGAGTTTCTTCTCTTCACTTAGGGGTATCCCTTTGTTCGAAGGAGAAACTCCTACTTTAGCACAGGACTTTGAGCAAAATTTTGCTGTAGCCCATTTTTTTTTACTAACTGTTGACTTCTTTATGAAGTTACTGTGACAATTTTTACACTGTTTAACATTTTGCATATACTTTTTACATTATTTAATAATGCTTCCAGTATATCATATGTTAGACTGTACGTCAATCGCCATCAGACGGTCGCACCGTCACCGTCACTCCACATCCAACCACGAAGGTCAGAAGCACCCATAACAGCTAGGGAGTTAAAGTTAAGAACTAAATCTTGGTTACCTAACAAATCAACGACTGCTGGTTCAGCTCTAGTGGCTAATGCTTCAATATATTTGAAGCCGTAGTCTTCGTTCATCATTGTTGAATCCATCATACCCCACATCAATCCATCCATAGCTAGATTTTGGTAAGGAGACAATTCTACAACCTTGAAAGTATCAGTAGCTGGAGCATTGTTGAACAAGTTAGTTTGTTGTGGAGCCAACCCTTTATCAATTGTGCCCTTAATAGTTTTGGCAAATTGAGCAGTAGTTGAACCTCTACGACAAATTAAAGTATTTAATTCTGAAATAAGAGGCATACCACGACCATCTTTCTTAACTGATTGCTGTCTGCGAGCAGCTAATAGAGATGAATATGTAAATTGAGGTGAACTTGTAGCACCATCGACAATTACATTAGACCAAGCTGTACCACCATCTTCACGAGGGTGAGCTTGTGACCAATACTCCACAGCATCAGCACCTACAGTTGCCACACTTTGTGATTGTCCAACTGCGTTGATTGGTGTCCAAGTAAATGAAGTAGTGAATCCTTGTGAAAGCAATGATTGAGCTAAGTAATTCTTAGCGTGTTCAATTGCGTTCTTTCCTTCTAAAACTTTTGCTTTGACAGAGCCTTTAATCTTAGCGGCTGCTGAATCAAATAGAAAGAAATTACTTTGGAATGTCAAACGAACTTTTTTAGTGAAGTGCATTTGAACGTAATTTTTTGAATAACCTTGAATTGGAGCATCGGAAGCACCGATACCACCGTCTGGGATTATTTGAGCCATACCCAAGCCTGTAACACCTACATCAGTATAAGTTCTTTCAGCACCAGATACTTTATACATAAAGTCTAGGTACTCACTTTTTACTGTTGGTGAACATTTTGGAGCAATGTGTTTTAAAACATTGTTTACGATGACCGCATAATCATTTATTGTTCCTTGCATATATTTGTATTGTTAAATGAATTATAAAGTCAAAAATCTACCGACAATAAGTTTGTCGCTAGCTGCTCCGTACGGTTCGACTTGCTGTACGATACCAGTTGCACTGGTAGTTCCTGTGTTATTCACAGTAGTTTCGCTACTTAAAACCATAGCTTGCCCATTATGGGTAGCGTCAGAGTTATTAGTAACTGGGAAGATAAAAGTATCTTCATCAGAAGGGCGTATAACGGATACTGTAAGTTTTGCGTCAGCGGCTGCAATTGTTTCATTACAAACACCTAACAAGTCAGCAACCACAGTTCCACTGTCTGCGAAGACAGCGTAACCAGCTGTTTGAGCTAGGATTACTCCTAGTGTCATAACAGTAGCTGATTCCTTGTTTTCATCACGCAACTCACGAGTATTCTTTATAGTGGCTTGTTTTACAGTTGCCATATAAATTTTTACTTAAAGGATTATTTAATCCGATAAGAGCTCGACAGCTTTTTCTTCTGACATTCCAGTCGCTATAAGTTCATCTAAGTCCTTACGCATCTCTGGGGAGTAATCAGTTTTCGCTACCGTTCCACCGGGGAACTGCATAGCATTAACCTTCTCCTGAACATTAGCACCTTTCAAAACTCTTTCGGTTAAAGTTTCTGACGGCTTAAACATACTTTCACGAGCGAGTTCGAGAACTGTCATCAGTTCTTTTCCTCCCTTTCCTTGCCATTTGTAGTTATTATCTACAAAGTCAAAGAAAACTTCTCTCGTGTCTTCATCTTTAAGGTCAGCATACCTTTCAACGAAATTGTCTAGGGTGTCCTTAACGTCTGCGGCTAAGCGTTCTTGTTGAACAATCTCTTGAATGTCCTCCTTCGTCGCTCCACCCAGTTCTACAAGACGTTTTTTGTCAGCGTCTAAAGCTTTCTGTTCATCAGTAAGCTCTACCGGGGGGTTTGTTGTTTCCTTTGCTTTTTCATTCAAAGGATTGACGAACCTATCAGTGCCATTAAGAGTTTTAAGATTACTCTTAGTTGTCTTAATTTCTTCTGATATCTCTTTCACCTGTTCAGGATTGCTAGCAGCTTTTCTCTTCTTCACTAAGTCTAAGAGTTTTACTCTTGTTTCGAATGACTCGTCAGATTCGAACTTCCCCTGATTTGGAATACGAAATTCGTATCCTTCAGGTTTAGCAGGCTCTTCACCTTCCTTTTCAGGTTCAACGGGAGGGGTGCTGGGGTCCTCCGCCTTTGGTTCCTCTGGAATCTCTTCCTTTGGTTCTTCAGGCTCGGCTTCCTCTTCCTTTTTTTCAGGAGGGGTAAGCTCTTTTCCAGCTTTGACAGCCTCTAGTGATTCCTCCAAGCTTTTATCAAGCTCGGTCTCGTCCTCTTCTGCTGGTACCTCTTCAGGCACAACTTCAGGGGTAGGGTCTGTCTCTATCTTTGGTTCTTCTTTTATATTATCCATATATTTATCCTGCCCGTATCGTGGGCGGCTCCGATGGTTAACTTAATTATACAATGAATCGACCTCTTACGCAAATTATCTATCTGAATAATTTACAAACTTTTGAATTTTTTCCAACTTTTGACGCATAGTGTCCAGATTTACTGACCCCTCATTCAAGAATGAGATGGCGTGCTTCTGGAAATCACCGTCAATTGAGTCTTCTGATGACCCAACTTCTGTTGCATACTTCAGAGGAATGATAACTAAATAGACCTCTTTGTCTGCTTGTCGGTAGAACAATATGTTATCTTTAGGCTTAAAAACCTTATGAAACACATCAATTAAATCTTCTCTATCGACTGGATTACCACAAGTCCCTTTAAATCCCGGGGGCGTAATGCCCTTGTAGAAGTAACTGGTTAGTGGCACTTCCTTACCTAAAACATTGAATAGAGTTACTTCATCAGCAACTTTCTTCTCCTTTATAGGGTCTTCTTTTTTGTCCTCGGGTTTCTCAACCTTTGGTTCTTTAGCCTCTGCTAATTTCTTCTCTTCTCTTTTTTTAGCATCTGACTCTCTTCGTTTAGCCAATTGCTCCTCTTTTTTGTCCTCTTGTTTATCTTTTTCCATATAATTTCCTACCCGTATCGTGGGTGGCTCCGATGGTTAATAATTATTTTTTATCTATTTCGACATTTTTAAAACTTTTGTAAAAACTTTCTATATATTTTGTCATCTCTGGTTTCAGTTGTGATTTCACTTTCTCAATATATTCCTTAGTCAAGGTTATTGCCGGCACATCTTCGTTTACTTTAGCAATACCCCACGCCTGCTCGATGATAGCAAACTCTATCGGGTATGGATGAGTGTAGTTCATTCGGAATTCTTCACCCTTCTTCATATCTTTTTCCATCACACACTTGAGCTGTCTGCCAACTTCAACCACATTTACCTTATCGGTTTCAACAAAAGTAGCTTGTAAAGTATCAGAATTGACCCCACCAATAAGCATTTCTGCCAGTTCTTCAGCTGGTATCTCGAATTCATCACCTGATTTAGAGATAAACTTAACGAGCTTTTTCTTCTTGGACTCTTTGGAATAACCAACCTGAACAGTGTAATTATCTTTTTTGATTTCTTTTCCATCCATATTATTTCTTTGGTTCCTCTATATGTAATTTACCTTTTCTAATACCTTCTAGGTGGTCAACCATTCCTCTCAACATATCGCTTTGAACTTCAAGAGTAAGAGCATTGACAATAGTGTCCCATTGTGACTTACCTATGATTGGGTTTCCAGTCATAAGGTCCTTCATCAACTCAATAATAACCGGAGCGTGCTCGCTAGCCGCTAGGGTCATTTTCTTTTGATTCATACTTTGTTCGTTTTCTGCCATATATTTTATTTAATATTAACCGGCTTGTGGAAGGCTACCGTCGATAGCACTCATCATTGGGCTTTGTGGTCTAGGAACCTCATTACTATTTTCTGGCTGCAATGGGTCTGTGCCAGCTGGGTTCATCGCTTGTCCCGGTGGTGGACCGGCTGGTCCTCCTCCACCTTGAGAAGCTTTATCTTGCATAGCTGTTCCTTGAGCATCAAGTTTCATACGCTCTTGCTCCATTTCTCTTTGAGCTTCAGAAGGTTTCTTAGCCATTATAGCGTCGTAATCTGCTTTAGAAATATAATCAAATACATCTCCGTTCTGAACATCTAGTAATTCTTCAAGTGCCATCAGTTGAGATGCGGCAGCTTCGGGGTCAGTGTTTCTCAGCGAATAAATCAGAGTAATCTGATTTGTTATGACTGGAAACAGAGCCATATAAGTTTGTTTCTGTATCTCAATTGATGGCATTAACATTGAATCTGGGTCTATAGTAAAGTCTATATAGTCAGATATGTGACCAGTATTCTTCAGCTCATCGAACAAACCTTTAGCTGAAATTTGGCGAGTATCAACTCCTTCCATAACATCACCCTCTTGGTCAAAGTCAAAATTAAGTCTAAGATTTTGAGAAGCTGTAGCAACCATACCAACTGGAACACCGTAGTCATCTAGTATATCTTGAGACTCGACAAAGTAATCTTTATTCTGTTTAGTAAATTCAGCTAGCCTCTCATCGCTATCAATCATAAAGACCTTATCCACTGAATATAATTGTGTCATCCAAGTGTTTGCTATATGAGCATCTTTCTCAAGAGCAACTATCATTGAATTTCTAGGAGCTGTTAATCTATTGTAAGCAGCTTCTTTCATAATAACTGTAGAGCCTAGAGTGTTTTCAGTACCAGCTCCAGCTACTATATTGTTAATTCCGGTATTTTCCTCAATATTTTCTTTCTGTTTATCACCATATAGAATACCTTGCTGCACATTACCAGAGGTTTTAACCACATCAATATCAGTTCCGGGATTCTTAGGATTGATAACATTTGGACCCCTCTTATATGTAGCAGAGCCATTCTGAATTTGAGCACCGAAAAGCAACGGAAATATTTCCGCTTCAACTTGTTGTGCGTTCAGTGAGTTTATATATGTATAAAGTGCTGTGTTTCCACGCATCATCTCGTAAAGACCAACTCCGTGTGGGTCATTCATATTTCTTTGGAAACAAGTAGCTACTACAACTGAACCGTGGGAGCCATCATTCGGCAACTCACCGTCGTAGATTTTCATTTTTCCACAGACTACAATATATCTGTTCAATAGAACATTCTCGTAGTACCCAATAGTTACGCTAGTTTGAGGTTTATCATTATTCTCATCTTTAGCCTCTTCACTGACCGCAACGTAGTCTAATTTTTTTCTTTGTTTCTTGGCTTCCGGATACATCTCTATAAATAAATCTGTTTGCATATCCTTCTCATAATAGACTTCACCTTTTGACCAAGCGTCTCCATTATTGAAACCTATTCCCAACCAAGTTCGAGTAGCCTCTAATGGCTCTCTATATACATCATCGAATAATATTTTATCAACACCATTCCTTTTGACTTGAACTCGTCTTGGATAAACTCTCCAAGCAGCCCAGCCGTAGGTAAATAAATTTTGATATGTGAGCATCAGTGTATTTTCGCCATTAGCTCCAGTCAATTTCCAGTTTCTCTTCCATAATTCGTACATTGCCTTCGCATATACCTTATCATCAGCATCAACTTTCGCATCTGGGAGTTTTCCAGCTAGAACCTGCGTAGCAATCATAATTTTTGAGAAAGCTATCGGTTCTTGGGATACAGGAACACCGGACCTATTCTGGTCTCGGTCTGCAAGCTTCTGGGGGTACACATTTATATCGTACGACCCGTCCGCCATCTTATTATAGAACACCATTGAGCCCCATCCGCTCTTCTCATATAGTTTTTGACCATATGAAACGGAAGTGTTCATTATATTAGTTTGAATTTCAGCAGCGAGAACATCGAACTTAATTCGATACTGACTTTTCTTCATCTCTTTCTTCTTATCTGCGATGAAGTCGATAGTCTTCTTATCGCCAGTCGCTTTTTTCTTTGCCATATTTTTAAATTAAGCTTATATACATAATTATAGCACGATGGTAGAAATTTTGCCAAATTAGTGTTCAATTTTGCCAGTTTCTTCTCTTTTTTTCCTGTATTCACCATTAACCTCACGTTTTATCCAGTTACAGTTGCAACAAAGCAGTTGATAACGCTTTTCTCCTGCCAAAAAACTCTTTAACACGTTGGGATAGTAATTATCTCTACAAATAAACTTTCTTTCCTTTTTCCCATCACCATTTATATGGTCAATCTGCAAAGCTCTATAATCATTAAAGCCACATTTACTACATTTTCCTCCCATGGCATCATAACAGTCATCCCTTCTCTTCTTTCTGGCAAGTCTATATTGTCCTTTTGTTTTTTTATAATACTTTTCCCTAGACACCTTATAGGCATCTGTTTTTTTGTAGAGGTCACTAACAATTTTATATCTACCAGATTCTTTATATTTTTTCCTTAGTAATTTTATTTTTTCTTTATTTTCTTCTCTCCATTTTTTTCCATATGCTAATTCCTCTTCTCTGCTTTTAAAAGGCATATTATATTATTTAATAATTATAATATAAGTATAGACCTTAATGCGGGGTTTGTCCATCCTCCTCGCCAAACATTGCGCGCATCACAGAAAACTCCCCTTCTTTGCCCTCATTTGCGACAAAAGCACCCTGTTCTTGCAAAATAGCGTAGCCAATTGACGCTGCCATAATACAATTGGATACTAGGACGTTATTAGCAAAGTATTCGTGAGTATCAGAAACCTGTAAATTGTATACCTTTCTCTTTTGCCCGAGCTCGAGTATTCGAATAAAGATTTCTACAAGGGTTAGAACAATATTTAGCATTATGAACCCTAGACTTAAAGGGTTTCTTACAAACACCACATATAATATCTCTTTCAGTTTTAAGTAATGACGTAAGAACATTCTTTTTATTAAATTCAACACCTTCTTTAGTCTTTCTCCACTTCGCCCCAGCCTCGTAGAGCCTTGTTCCTTGTTTCTTTGCTGTAATACTTTGGAGTTTTCTTCTTTCGGGGTCAGACATATGGTCTTTCGCGTGTTCGCTTCTACTTTTGATTTCCAAGTTCTCAATTGAGTTATCCAAAGAGTTACCATTTTTATGATGGATGACAAAGCCCCTTGGTATTTTTCCAAAATTATCAAACCAAATCTGCCTATGTAAAGCGACGGGTGCTTTATATTGTTTATCGTGTTTCCAAAAATATAGCCTGTGCTGTCTCCTTTTTGATTCTGGATAGCGATGATACTTTTGGCTTCTATATAAAATAGTTTCTCTACTTGTTGTTTTTGTGTATTCCATATATGTAGCTTATCATAATCACATAGGCTGTCAAGTTCTTTTTTACCATTAATTGTTATTATTTTATGAGTAGGAGTTCCTGTAAGTCCTATATTATTTACAACCCTTTTACGTCTACTTCTAGTAAACTCTACTGGTCTAAGACCATTCCTTGTCACAACTAAATCACCAACTTTAATGTTCTGAATAGGAACATTTCCTTTATCAGTAAGCACCATAGTATCCTTTACAAAACAATCGTCGTGTTTTTTGTCCATAGCTTCCGGTTTACCTTTTATGTTCCGAACGAAAGTAAACATCTCATTTAGCAGCCCAGCGGGAAATCCGCTGTCCTTCCTAAAGAACACAGCTTTGAGTGCAGCTAGAGCAAATGGTCTGGTAGCACTGGTTGTCTTCCATCCAAAGAACTTAGTCATCTTCTTTGTAATATCATCAAAAGACTTCCTGTAGTAAACATTGATATATCCCATTTTATCGAGAGCATCGTTGACCCACAACCCATCTTTATTGACTTCAATACCTATCAGTGCGAAGTTATACCATTTTCCAACCTTATAAGCCTCCACAGCCAGCTCGTCGGGAGCTACTTGGGAGCGATAAAGTGCAACACACTCCTCGGTTTGATGGTCTATAACATATAGCACCTGTGCATCTCCGTGAGCCAGCCCCTCGGAAGTATCTCCTCCAATAATATAGCGATGACCCTCTTCCGGCTTCTGGAATACCTCGAATGAACCGGAGGATACCTCGTTAAACACTAGGTTTTTACCATCTTTATCGTAACCCATCTCACCCTTTACCCCGGGTTTCACCTCCAGAAGAAGCTTCGCCACTTTCGCAGTCGGGAAATAAGTCTGACCAGTAGATAGAAATGCTTCCTCTTCCGTTGTAGGATACTCCTGCATCAGCGATTTCATAGCATCCGGTGAATTCTTACCACCGAACTGCTTCCATTTCATATAGTAATAAGTGATTTCCTTATCCGATAGCTTGTGCTCGGTCTGGTAAGAGACCCAATCTATCTCACACTCATCCATATCAACTGCTGGAATGTTCTCGTAAATCTTCTTCATTTCCATATCGTCGTACTGCCAGTTGTAGAAGTGCGGCAGAAACTCCACCTGTGATAGCTGGGGAGTAATCTTCAATCTAGTTATCCAGTTCTGCTGGAACATCTCGTAGAATCTCCCTGCCATACCCTCGGCAGTGGACTCGATGAAAATAAAGCCATCAAATGGAACAGTCGGGAACGTACCACGTTCAACTTCTTCTGCACGCTTTGGAAACTGGGCACACATCTTAGCGAACTCTGATATATGAACGTAGTGATAAGTACCGGAACGCCCCGATACTGCTACTGCTAAGGATGAAGTGGAACCCTGCTCCGGACCATAATCAATAACCACTTGCACCTTTCTAGCGGAGCGGTGAGCAATTTTGAAAAACGCCCCCTTAATATCTTCTGCCATATTACGAATTGCAAACTCGATTTTTTTGTCAAAAATTTCAGTCGCATCCTGCACCTTATGAGCTATAACAATCCCCTCCTTATTGGGTTGGAATAGGATAGAGTCCAAGATGAATAGGTCAATAAACGTAGTAAAACCAAGCTGCCGTGACTTTAGAATAACGTGCCGGTGATAGGGTTTTTCCACATTGATATAGTTCTCGTAGAAATGCTCTTGAGCCCTATTCATAGCAAAAACCTGCTTATCACCATCCTTGGTCACGATAAAATAAAGGTTATGCAACCTCCAGTTCTGGTCCTTGATAAGCTCCGGGTTCTCCGTTAGAAGCTCTACCAAGTGCTCATTATGTTGTTTTTGATTTAACGCCATTAGTGTAGTTTATTATCATCAACATAATGCCCTTCGTACGACAATATCCATAGGTCATACGCTTCTTCCCCACACGCAGGGCACTCTGTTTTTAGTAATTTTCTTATCTTATCTAAGCTGACATAGATGTTATGTCCGCATTTTTTACAGATAAATATTAGGTCTTTTTCCTTCATATATTATAGTGTTTGGGAGGGGGTTTTGCTCCCCCTCCGTTTAGTCTTTGGGAATGGCTCGCAGGAGCCAATGCCATTGTCCGTTCCAGTAGTTTACTACCAATTCCTCCAGAATCTCGTCCGGAGTCATATTGTTAAACATCTGGTGGTAGGACTGATGGTTCCTTCGGGGTACGATACAAAGGTTAGCATCGTCGTTTTGTCCGCCTCGACTACGAGGAATAATGTGATGGGTGCTAGGGTCTTTCATTGCAGCTTCTCCCTCTTCTTTATTCTCCACTCATCGTGGGACATTAGGATTGTCTCCTTGATTTTCCTGTCCCAAACACAGACTGAAATGTGGTCTTCGTTCAGGTAAACGTACCTATTAACCATCGTTATCCTCCTTGTTAGAATGAACTACTCCTTTTTTATTTGCTGGAAACCCAGCTCTGCTAATGATAATAAATGATTTTCCATCTCCTTAAAATATCTTTGTTGTGCTCGCACAGCCTCCAATCTCTTAAATATAACAAACAAGGATATAGGTTCAGCAGGCGTAGCTATTACGTCGAACCGGTCATCCTTTGGAGTATCCTCGTATTGTCTGTAAAATCTATGTAAATTCATAATCTTTTTTTGAAAAAATTAGCTACATTTCTCACATCATTCTCTACTATTTCCATACACTTATCAATAAGTTCTGGTGAAAATTTACCATCTTTTGGTGGGAACATAATAGTCCCCATCACAGTCCCAGAGATGATAGCTCGAATTAGTGTCAGCTTGTTCTCCAAATATTTTTCCTCTTTCTTATCCATATCTTTAAAAATCCATTGGGTCATTTAAGTCCGCCACTTTCACCTCCGAATCAGGCTTGTCATCTGACTCGGGGGTGCTAGAAGCGGGAGCAGCTTGAATGTTCTGATTCTCAATCCTCTGGAGAACCACGGTGCGAAGCTTATTCCCGGTAGGGTTTTGGTCGGATTTTTCCTTCGGTAGAGCATTGAACTTGGACCAAGCATTACCAATAGCATTAAGTGCACCTACAAGCTCCTTGTTGCTAAAATCCTTAAAGCCCCTCGCTTTAAACTCGTGCATTGCTGATAAGGCTAGATTGTTAGAATCCAGAGCTAGCTTTGACATAGCGTGATTGAAGCCGGGCTTATTTTCAATATGCGAAGTAATCGAATTAGATACCGCTGGGGAATAACCAGAGTCCAGAGCTATCTGCTTCTTGGAAATACCGTCACCACCTAAGATTCTTTTTGCGTAAGCCATTTGTTTTATAGTTGATTGTCCTTTTTTAATAAAGCTCATATACAATAATTATAGCACGAAGCGTAGCACTCTTGCAAAGCTTGGGTGCTAGATTAGTCTTCATCCGCATATGTTGTCTTTGGTTCACCTGCGTTTTGGTCAACCTTATCTCCAGTGTATGGACCAGTTGGTCCACTAGCAAAAAGCTTAGCTTTAGCTTTTTCCAAAGCGATAGCTGCTTCTTCGGGGGTTAGTTTCGGTTCCTCTACCTTTGGACACAAGGGACATAACAAAAAACCTTATGTCCCTCTTTTCAGTCAATGTTTATGGGTTATTTTTAACATAATGGACATAAGGGACATAACAAAAAACCTTATGTCCCTCTTTTCAGTCAATGTTTATGGGCTGTTTTTAACTAAATGGACATAAGGCATAAGAATCAAGGAAAACTCTTCTGTACTATTACATATATATATACATACAAAGTATATATATATATACTTTACTATAGAACTAAATTAGGGCTATTTAGGGGGTTATGTCCATTATGTTAAAAATAGCCCATAAACATTGACTGAAAAGAGGGACACAAGGTTTTTTGTTATGTCCCTTGTGTCCATTTAGTTAAAAATAGCCCATATTCATTGGGTTAAAAATGGACATAACAATTTGGGTTGTGTCCATTTGTAGTATAAACTACTGGTTTTGTCAAGGAAAAAATCAAAAAATAAAAAAAAATAAAAAACTCCTATTGACAAAAGAGTGATATTCTATTCTATTACACTGGATGTTCCACAACTTGTTCCACACTGGGAGGGAGGGACTGCTTTCTACTGGTCACGAGGGGTGGGGTATGGTAAGGGGTCACCCCCTAGCACCTTTATTTTGATATCATTATTATAAGCTACCTACTAGAACCAAGAGAAATAAGGAGGCAATGGATAAAAACCATTGCTTTAGATACAATAGACAAAGGAGGAGCTAAAGCTCCATATCTTAGGCGATTTTTGAAGTGCCACAGATTGAGGTAGTGATATTGTATAAGATTTAACACCCCCCCCGTCATAGCCCCAGCAATAGCAATCCCCCACCTAGCACACAAGCCCAAGCGACCCCCGAGCCCCAACCACCCAGCGACCCCGAGCCAAGGCGACCAATAAAAGCCCTTATTTACTACCCCAAAACCACCCAAAAAAGCTTGACAGCGACACCTATTTTTGATACAATGAAAGCAAGACAGAGGGAGCACCTAAGCCCCCCATAAGATATAAACATATGGAAAGCAAAAAATTCAAACACAAGACCACGGGAGAAATAGCAACGCAAATACCAATACTAGATATTGGTAATTGGGAGATGGATAAATTTATAAAAGTAATATCAATATTGGGAGGGAGTTGGGTATTATATTATTATTTAATGCTAATACCAGCTCCCATATTGGTTATTATTATAGTAGCCATAGTAATGGAGAAATATACAACTTCATACTTCATAATAAAAAAGGAGAACTAGAAGAATCTTGTAGTGGCTTCTATGATGAAGTAAAGCCCCGAAACTTACCCGAGGAACTAAAACAAGCCAAGGCAAGAGGAGATAAAACAGCAATGCTCCAAGTCATAGCCGAAATGCTCCGACCCGAGGCAAGGCTGATAATGGAGGAGGCAAAAAAAGATATCACTACTCAAAATGGATACGGCACAATATTAAAATTCATTCCGAGCATTGCCCCGTATAAATTCCCATTTTTAAAAGCCCTAGAATTGGAAGGATACCCGACCAATACACTGGCAAGCCTTAGGCAATTAGTATAATTTTAACACTTACCACCGACCCCCAAGGCATTGGAGGAGGTGGCAAGTGGTCAAATTAGACCACGATAAAACATAAATATATGTTAAAAGACCAAAGCAAGGAGCAATTGAAAGGCATTTTATCTTGGAGCGACAGAATAGGGAGCGACGAGAGAGCCGAGATTGATAATATCTTGGAAATGCTTGATATCTAAAATAGCTTGACAGCGACACCTATTTTTGATACAATGATTATACCTAAACATTAAGTAATAAACTTATGAAGTGTAAAAATTGTGGTCAATCTATACCATTTACTTTTAAGAGCCAGAAGATTGGCTTGAAATTGACGAGCAAGGAGAAGAGATATCTTATGTATATCTTGGATACTGGGTATGAGATTGACCCGAATATTAGCAAGACAGAGCATAACAAGGAGAAAAAAATTCTTAATAAACTAAGCTTAAAAGTATATGAAAACTTACACCAAAACTAGCATAACAGAGGAGCCAAGGCTAGTTATTAGTTATGACCCCGACCCAGAGAGCCCAAGAGAGTGGTCAAACTTGGGATATTTTATAACAATAGACAGTAACTACCACTCACCAGACGGAGAAAAAAGAATAGGAAATGATGATTACCAACCAAGTTGGTTTTTAAAAGAAATAATCAAAGAAACTGGAGACATGGCAGATAACCAAAAAGACCATATGAAAATGATAAAAGAAAAATTTGAAGGAGAAGAAGGAGATGGAGATAAAATAATTGCTATCTACCCAATAGTAAAACATGAACACGGCAACGTATATTATCATCTAGGTACATCTTACGGATTTGATGACTCTAATAATGGTTTCTACATAATCACAAGCAAAACACAAAAAGAAACAGGAATCAAAACTAAAGACTATGAAAAAGTAATTGAACAAGAATTAGAATGCTACAACAAATATATGAATGGAGAAATATACAACTTCATACTTCATAATAAAAAAGGAGAACTAGAAGAATCTTGTAGTGGCTTCTATGATATTGAAGATATCAGAGAGCACTTGCCCAAGGAGTATAAAAAAGAAGATTTACAAGAGTATTTTAACCACGGATAATATGGATAAATTTATAAAAGTAATATCAATATTGGGAGGGAGTTGGGTATTATATTATTATTTAATGCTAATACCAGCTCCCATATTGGTTATTATTATAGTAGCCATAGTTATGTATTTAATAATTTACAAATAGATGGAGATTATTGTGAAATAATCCCCCCTATAAAATTAGTAACAATAAATAGATATGAAATTTAAACTAACAAAGAAAACAAAAGAAGTATTTGGTGTAACTCTATACCAAATTAAAGCTCTTAAAGATTTTGGAGATGTAGATAAAGGAGAGCTTGGTGGTTGG